GTTGTTCGCTCGTGCCCTTAAGCAGCTTCTGCAACTCCATTTGCTTTTCAGCAGGAGTCAGGTCAGAGGCGTTGATATTTTGCACCAAGAACACAAGCGGGTCATAGTTTTGCGACCATGCTTGCTTGAAGTTGTCGGCATGGATAGAGCCATTTACCTTGCCATGCTTTTGCTGGAAGGCGCTTAGACCTTTGTTGAACTTCTCAAAAGCCGTGTTCATTGCATCAGCACGGTTGGCAATCATGTTAAGAGCGCCAGCAGAAATGTCAGCCGAGCCAGAAGCTGTCGCTACCGTGGAACGAGCTGCATCCGTGCCAACACCCATCATTTGCGCTTGCTTCAGTTGATTGTCAGCAAGGCTCTTGAGCAATTCGTCCAATTCCTCATTCCCGCCAATCCAGCGCCCAGCATTACGCACCAATTGCTCTGGCTTGCTTCCAGCCGCTTGGCTGATGTTTTGCTTGATTTGACGAATGGTCTGGCGGCTATCACCTGCGGCTTGTGCAAGTTGCGCCGAGTCACGCATCAAAGCCTCACCAAACTTGTAGCGGTCTTGTTGCTGAGTGTTGAGTTGAGGAACCTTGCCAGACACAGGCATATCAAGAGGAACCAGCCCACCTCGTTGCGGAGCCATTGCAGGGGCGGCGGCTGGAGCCGCTGGAACCGCTGGAGCCGCCGCAGGAGAGACTTCCTCACCAATCGGCGTAAGAGCCTTTGTTGTGGGGTTAAATTGGTATTTAACGCCGTTAATTTCAACAACACCGCCCGTCTGAGCCGTGACCCGAGTTTCAGGGCTGACAGCTTGCAAGTTAAGTGTGTTGAGCTTTGCAGGAAGATTTTTGAGGTCTTTCTGGGCATAGTCCATCATTTCCGCAGCGCCCTGCAAAAAGGATGGTGAGTTAAATCCAGAGGTTAAAAGCTGACTAACGCCTTCACTCAATAGCTTTTGCGCCGCTTTTACATCGTTTCGAGCAACCGCATCAAGCATTCGTTTGTCAGTTGCAAATCCACCCATGACATTTTGGAATTGCTTTAGGTTCTGCCCAGCAAGTTCCAATCGGCTTTTTTCCGTAGCTTGTTCGGTCTGTTGAAATTCAAGAGGCGCTTTTTTCTCGGCTTGAGTAAATCCAAGCTCTGCGGACTTAGTTTCTGCTTCAGCTTTTCTAGCAGCCAAGGGATTGATTTTTTGCAGTTGTTCAATCTCCATCTGCGCTTTTTGCAATTGCAGAGGGTTTAACTGCTGAGTTTGTTGATATGCTTGCGCCCCACGAGCGACATTCAAAATGTCGCCAAGGCTCATGCTTTGTTGTTTAGGGCTAAGGTCGGTAAAAACAGGCATGATGATTCCTTATGCAACTTTTCCAGATTGACCGAGCAAAGATGCAAGCGTGTATGTGTTCATCACATTACCAAGCGCACCACCCAAAGCGTTTGCTTGACCAACTTGACCAGCCGCTTGCGCCGCAGCACCACCAGTTAGCAAGTTAGCCACATTGGTTCCGTATGTGCCAGCCGCTTGAGTAGTTTGGCCTTGTGCGTTTTGTCCAATCCCTGCAATTCCTGCAAGAGTGTTGTAAATGTTTTGCTTTTGCGCCAAATTGCGATTAAAAGCGTTTGCATACTCTTGTGAAGCCAAGCCTTGTGTGTAGTCTTGCAAGCCTGTCAGCACATTGCCTGTCATGCCTTTTAGGTTTCCCGCACGTTCTGCCGCCATTTGACCTTGCTTCAGACGGAAAGCATAGCCGGGGTCAATTCCTGCGGCAAAATCTTGGGGAGTGAATTTGCTGGTTAGATAAGGCAGTTGGGTCTGAATATCTTTGAGCGCAGAATATCCAGCCTCACGGTACGGGCCTTGCTGTTGGTTTAGTGTGTCAAAAATGTACTTTTGCAAGTCTGCGGATTGGCGAGCCGCATCAGCTTGAGTTTGAGCCGCAGTCTTTGCCGCTTCAGAACCAATCAAACCGCTGGCGATGTTCCCAGCCGCCAGATATGGCAAAGCACCAGACAATCCACCACCAGCCGCAGCGCCAGCCGCACCAGCCGCCGCCGCAGGAGCCATGCTAGAAAGCGCTGTTCCTGCACCAGCACCAGCCGCCGCAGGAGCCATATCTTCAAAAGCTCCTAACCATGCGCCACTTCCACCACCAGCAGCCGCTGGCATTGCGCCAGCTAGGGCATCTGCCGTAGCTCCCGCAGCGGCAAGGTCAGCCGCTGCTCCACCTTCAGCCAACCCAGAAACAGCCTGTTTAACTTGGCTTTCAGTCAAACCACCACCAGAAGCGCCGATATATTCACCGATTTCTGGGGCGTAATAGATGCCAGTAGCGGCGGCAACAGTTCCCCAACCGCCCGGAATGTCGTTAACAATATCGTCAAGACTGCGCCCTGCACTTTCCACACCTGACACAATATTGCCAATTCCAGACGAAACATTGCCAACGGCTTGGTCAAAAGCCCCGCCAATGTCGCCGCTAATTAAACTGCTAAACCATCCCATATCAGCACCTCTTTGCTAAATTTTAGTCCCTTACTCGTTGTAATAGGGGACTTTGTACGGTTTGCCATCAACCGTGATTGTGATGAAGCCAACAGGATTTGCTGGCAGGGTTGCAGAACCAGCCGTGGCGCTTGATGAACTTGCAAAGTTAAGCAAATTCAGGAAAAACTGTTGCCAAGCCCTCGTGGGGCGCTTTGTGTTTGGGTCAAGAAACTCGCTCTGAGGATACGGGTTTACCTGTGGGGATGAATACAGACCATTGCTCATCAGTTCGCCCCTTTGCTTGCCTTTAGGTTAGCCGACACAATAACCGCCTTAACAGGGTCGGTAATTGCCACCTCAAAAACACGGTCACGAGCCATCCCCAACCGCCGCCAAATGGCTCGGTTTTGGTACTTGCCTTGCGCCCCGATTCCAACCCAGTACTCCTTAGACCAAGTTGAGCCACCATCGTTTGACCACCGCAACATGGCTTTTGGCTGGGTTGTGGTGATGTTTTGAGGAACACCGCTACCTTGGTTGCCAATCACAAACGATTGAGTCGGGGCAATTGTTAAGGTTGCCTCGGGGTAAATGATGTATTCCTCTGGGTTGTTGGAATAGTTAACCAAGTTAACCGACAAACCAGTTGTGCCAACACCCGGCTGGAATTGAATCTGCAACTCGTCAAAATACTGGCGCTGGAAGTCCGTCACCAAATGCGGCGCACGTCTTACCCTACGGATGGGGTTGCCATCATCCGTATAGTTGGTTTTATCCAATGCGTATAATTTGCCGTTTTGGTAGTCGCCGACCAGCACCATACCCTGAAATACACAGCAACAATTGCCACGATGCCGCCCGTAGGTCTGGTTTGACTCCCAATAAAGCCATTTGTGCCACATTTGGGTTGCTGTGTCATAGCACCATGTTAAGCCGTTGCTTCCAATGCTCGGGAATGTGACAACGTAAACCTCGTGGCCTTCTAGCTGGTAAGTCCACGCAATCGCATCATCAATCGTCTGGTTAACAAGGCTGTTCTCAACCGCATGGGTGGAAATGCGCTGGGGCACATATCCGTTCATTTGCATGATTTGGCCTTGCCCACGGTTGTTTCGGCTGACATAGGCAAAGGAATTGCCCAATCGAGACACCGAGAATTCAGCCACAATCCCGTGCTGGGTTGACGTGCCGGGAATACGCTGGAACGGGAAAGGAACCGAGCCAACGTCCGTCCAAACCTCAGAGGATTGCTCGCCAAGAAGGTAAACCTCCCGATGGTCAACAATCAGGGAAACAAGGTTATCCGGGCCACCGTCTTTGACCCCATAGCTCAAAGCAGGGCTGATGGGCGAATTTAGGTCAGAAGCGCCCCACCACTGAGAATCAGGACGGTTATAGACAAAGTAGTTGTCCATAATGTCCACCGATGTTGCGCCAGAAAAAGCCCCGTCACTGCTAGGCAAAACAGAGAAGTTAAGCGCCCACATGGTCACGCCCGTGCCAATCGTGTGGCTTGTGCTTAACTTGAATGTCGTGGAGGTAAGCTCCTCAACCACAATCGTGCCAAGCGTTACGCCAGCACCCTGAATGGTCTGCCCAACATAGATATTGCCAGTTACACCGCTGACCGTCAGGGTCGTGCCAGAAATTGTGCCAGTAAATGTGGCGCTAACAGCGGCAGTATTTAGGCTTTCTGTGGCTACGGTCTGACTGCGGTTCAGCGTCCATGTTGAGCCGCTACCAGCCGTGATGATGGTTTCGGACAAAACCCCGACCCCAAATAGCTGCTGGTCAACCGCAATCGTGCCGCTAGACACCGAATTTACGGTCAGGGTTGTGCCGCTAATCGAACCCGTCAAAACAGCCGTGGCTGGCGCTGAAATGCGCCACGTGTACCGATAAGCACCGTCTACGATGTAGACGTTTGTGCCGTTGTCAGTAATCCCCACAATCCCTGTGGAAGTGTTAAGCACCCCCACCACGGCAGGAACAAGCGTTGCCGACAAGACATAGACATACGGGCCGCAGACCGCAACCATTTGCTCGCCACCAGACACGGTTCTCACCCCACGCACCTCTTGGGTGTTGGGCAAAACAACCTTTGTGGTCAGTCCGGGGGTTGGATACAGGGCAACAACACCCCGAGTCCCCGGCTCTTTTAGGGGGTCAATTTCAGGGTAAAAGTTAATGCATTCCTGAGCATCCTGATAGATGCTAGGAGCCTCGTAACTTGGGCCGACAAATCCAAAATCAGGCATTGTCGCTCCTTAGTTAAAGAAACCGCCTGTAAGAATCCAGCCAGCGTCTTTGCTCTTGTTGGCAAGCAAAGCATCGGGATACCTTGCGGTTTGCAAGGGACTCATGTTTGTGCGCTTAATCGTTGACTTTGCTTGTGCAGCATAGGCGTTAATCATCGCAATTTGCGTTGGGTCATTTTTGCCATACATCGGCATCAGACGCTCTGCCAAGCACCACCGCATAGCCATCAGATAGCCTTGCGGCATCGAAATGGGCGTGTAGTAGCTCTCATACCGGCTGAAAATCGTGTTGGCAAAGATGTGCATTTCACCCTGAGAAGGGTTAGGCCACAAGAACAAGTTGCCAGAATCCTCGCCCGGATTGAAATACAGCGCTTTAGGCCACGGGCCACTCAGCGTTTTCAGACCAATAAGCTCGTAATCTTGTAGGGCAAGAATCGCCACTTGGTAGTCCAAACCACCATTAACAATCGGCACACCGTTGGAGTTCGTGTTAATCCGCACAAAAGCCGAGTCAATGCTCAAAGGCTTTTGGTAGTAAGCCGTGATGGTCGTGGAGGCAACCGTCTGGGACTTGTTAAGAATGTAAGTGCCCTGCTCGTTGACGTTGCCGCCAGCGCCTGTACCAAAAGCCACAATTTTTGTGCCTTCAGCGATGCCCGTACCACTCAAAGTTTGCCCTTGAGCCACAGCCCCTGACAAAATGCCCGATACGGTCAGCACATTGCCCGTAATTGAGCCTGTAAACTGAGCGCCAATGAAGTTCTGGGTGGATGGGTTAGGGCCAATCGTGTACTGAGTCTGACCCGGAACCACAGGGAAAATAATCTCTGTGACGTTAAAAACCATCATGTTCTCATTTGACCATTGGTCAATGAGGTCGTTGAACATATCAAAAGCATCTTGGGCGGCATCAGGAGAAGGCGTTTCCCCGGCTTCTAATGCGCCAATGTCTTTTAATGCTCGGCTAATGATGTTAAACGGGGTCGTTGCCATTTTGAGCTTCCCTTTGGAGTTGTGGAATTACCTGCCTGTCAATTTTTTGTAGCAGATTTACAACAACTTTATAGGGCAGCTCGCGTAAAGCGCCAGCCACTACTTGCAATTCTTCGACGGTTAGTTCCAGCTTTACTTCTTTCACACAGTCACCGTGAATGTTTTAGGCTTCCAAGGCGGGTGGATTTCTTTTGCGCCTTTTGTGCCTCAATCTGTTCCCTAATGCGTGATTCTACGGCGTTTTGACCGTCTTTCATAGTTGCTTGGCGCACCCAGCCAACCACCATTTCCTCGGTAGTTTGAGCCAGCGGAACCGTCAATTCAGGGCTTTGGAAGTACCAGTAACCCTCAGAGGCAACCTCGCCCTCAGAGGCACGATAGCGAACATGAGTAATTAGCTCGCCATCGGCATGGATTTCAAGAATTTCCCACTTCACGGTGCGTCAGGCCAAGTTACATCCCAAGGGAAGCCAGCTTGTGCAGGAACATCCCGCAATGCTTGACGGTAAACCGCCCAAGGCTGGCTAACGGCATCGGCAATATCTTTGCCTTGTGACCAATCGCTGTCTTTAAGGCGCTGGTTACGAGTCTCTCGGACATTTTTGGCTTGCTCGGCATCTTTTTGTGCACGATATTCAGCCATTTGCTCAGCAGCAGTTTTTGCGGGTTGGTCGCCTTGCGCTGGTTGGTCTTGGAACACAGGGCCAATAGAATATTTGGTAAACCATTGACCGTTAATTTGTTCAACACCATTCCGATAGCTGAACTCATACGGAGGCTGAGTTGTAGCTTGTGGGCCTTCCAAAACCACATCAGCACCAAAATCACCAAGGATTTCGGCAGTCAGCGGCACGGGGAAAGATGTTTCAGGATGCATGGAGCGAAACTCGCCCTCAAACATCACTTGGCCTGTTTCACGAATTCTGATTTCCATGTTAACTCCTTGTTATGACTAGGCCACCGCCAAGAAAATATAGGAACCGCCGCTGGCGTTTGTGCCAGCATTAGAGCCAATCAAACGGAACCCTGTTGCTATGGTTTCCACATAGTTTGTTCCCGTCACCTCTGCCGCAGTGCTGTTAAGCAGGATGTACGGGTCGTTGCCTGAAGTCATGCCACGCGTCGTGTCGTACACATACCAATCGCCAGTCGTGTCCGTGCGTTTGATAAGTACAAAACGAACCCCGCTTGGGAATCCGCAATTAATTGTCTGATTTGCGCCAGTGCCGCTATATGAACCAACCTTGCTCACGCCGGGGCATGACGCAAACAAATATGCAACCATGTTGTAACCGCTAGCGTTTGTACCAGCGTCAGAACCAACGGTGAAAACAGATGCAGTTGGGTTTGTGTCATTCCAAAAACCTGTTGAAACCGCAACAGAATTAGTCAAATTCAAATAAAGCGCTTGTCCACTACCAAGGGAAGAATGATAAACACGCCAAGCATAAGTACCAAAATTTCTAATCTTAGCGATTATCATTTCTGGAACTGCGGTTAAATTATGATTAATGTTTTGAGGAGAACCTGTCCCCGGATAGCAAACAACATCGTGGAATCCCGGAGCTCGCTTAAACATATATGATTCACGGTTGGTGTCAGCCCCAAATGCGCTACCAAACCAACCAGTGTTATATGCAAATGTAGCGGCGGTTGAATAGTTGTATTCAGCATTAACCCTTGATGTTTGCAGAATCTGTCCAGTGCCCGTTAATCTAGCCGCTACATAAGGATAGGAAATGTATTGGTCAGAATATCCGGGACGATAAATATTAATTGCAGTATCAAACCCGG